TGGCATGAAAGTTTCTGAAATAAGGCTTAAGGAGTTATCAACCGATGCAAATAGGCGGCATATTCCACTTATTGAGAAGGTGGAAGATGAAGTGGCTGAGGCGGAAAACGTTGCCGAAGATACCACACAAGAGCCGGTTGAAGGCTTTATGAATCCGCCCGAAGAGGCTGATGAAACACCGGAAGAAGAGCCGGTTGAGGATTCAGAGGATAAGGAAGATGCCCCAAAGCCTAAGAAGAAGAGGGGTAGACCAAGAAATGATGCTGAATGAACTTTGCCAGGAATTGAGAAATTACTTTGACAAAGCACAGCCGAAATTCTTTGGTAAAATCGAAATCAAGGATAACACATTTGTGGATGATGAAATACTTGATAAGATTAAACCGAATCAATACTTTAGAATAGTAGGCTCTATCTTTAATGATGGAGTCTATTGTTTTAATAAAGACCTTACCTTAGAAGATGAAACCTTTGATGGTGCCATATGGCTTATGGCTGTTCCAAAAGCTGTTTTGGAGATAGCCAAAGAGATTGAGGATTGGCAAAATGAGTATGGAAATGCTTTAAAAAGCCCATATCAATCGGAATCATTTGGCGGCTATTCATATTCTAAGGCAAGTGGCAAGAATGGCGGCGGTGCCGTTACATGGCAAGATGCTTTTGCCACAAGATTAAATCTATACCGGAGAATCAGGATATGAGTTTGATTGATGATTTCACAAGTAAATGTGTGATGCAAGATAGGGTAACTATCCCGGATGGCTATGGCGGATTTAAGCCACAATGGGTTGATGGAGCGGAGTTTGATGCCGCAATTACTCTCGATACTTCAATGCAATCAAGGATTGCAGAGCAACAAGGAGTAACCGCATTATACACAGTAACTACCAAGAAAAACATCAATCTTCAGTATCACGATGTATTTAAGCGCACAACAGATGGCAAGATATTCCGAGTTACAAGTGATGGTGATGATAAGGCAACACCGGTTAGTGCAAATCTTAATATGCGCCAAGTAAGTGCTGAAGAATGGAGTTTGCCCCAGGAGGTAACACCATGACAAAAGGACAAGCAATACAAGCATTTTGGGAATCATTTGGCTTAACCGCATATGATGAAACCACAGTTCCGGATGATGCCCCATTCCCTTATATAACATACCAGGTTCACACCGGAAGTATTGGGGATATGTGCATTGTAAATACATCATTATGGTATAGAAGTTATTCATGGAAAGAGATTTCCGAAAAAACCGAGGAAATATCAAGGGCAATTGCCCAAATGTATCCACCAAGTGTTAAAATAGATGGTGGAAGGTTATATATCACAAAAGGAGCGCCATTTGCACAAAGAATGGGTGATTCTTCAGATGATGCAATTAGGCGCATGTTACTTAGTATCAACTATGAATTTTTGACCGAATATTAAGGAGGTATGAAAAATGGGTAGATTCACGATAATCCCCGAGAATACATTCAATGCACTTCAACTTGATGCCGGTGTTCTTTTGAAAACCTTTGACCCGGCAAATCCAACAATTGTGGATGCAAACATCATTTGTGCAACAACCGGCGGCATCAATCCGGTATGTAAGCCAACATTTTCCGATTTTGGAGAAGATGTTGATAATGTGCCCAACAATATGAAAGAGTTTAAGCACCTGGATGGATGGGAATGCTCAATTTCAACAACATCCCTTGGAACATCACCGGAACTTATTAAATTGGCCCTTGGTTGTGCAGATATTGATGGTACAGATACATCAAAGATTATTCCAAGAATGGATTTGGAGCAAACCGATTTTGCATCAATTTGGTGGGTTGGTGATAGAGCCGATGGCGGATTTGTTGCAATTCAGCTTAAAAACGCACTTTCCACAGAGGGCTTTAGCCTTCAGACAACCAAGAATGGAAAAGGGCAGATTGCTCTTACAATCATGGGGCATGTTTCCATCAATGCACAAAAAGAAGTTCCCATGGTATTCTATTCCGCAGACCCGGAATAACCTCAAAAGGAGATAAAGGATGAAGAATTTAGCAACATGCAAGCCCACAGAATTTGTGGCACAAACGGCAAAGATAAAAAATGCGGTGGCAAATTGGGTTGAGGTAATTGAACTTATGACAATAAGAGCAAATCAACCACAATATGAACCAATACCACTTGAAGCAACAGTTGAAGAGAGGACAAGGATAACAACAAAGAATGCCGAATTAAGACAAAAAAAGGCAATGGAAAATCTAAACAAGATTCTTGACAAGATGCTTGTGGAGCATCCAACAGAAACTTTGAATGTGCTTGCGCTTTGCTGTTTTGTAGAACCGGAGCATGTTGATGATTACACCATGAATGAATACTTAGAATGCATTATGGATATGATGCAAAATAAGAGTGTGCTAAATTTTTTCTCCTTATTGGCTCAAGTACAGACAGTTGCGAAATCTATTTAAAAAGTTTGGAAACCTTAAATTTCCAACTATTAGAAATAATGGGAATAGGCTATGTAATAGAACATTACATAGCCTTTTTTAAAAAAGAGCAACATGAAAAGGCATACAAATGTTATGTTGCCGATGCATTAAGGATTATTACAGAGAACACAGCAAAGGCAAATGGCGGTAAATATTTGCAAGCCAGGTATATTGATTATATTGAGCCAAGAAAAGAGGAAACAAGAACCGCAGATGAAGTGATTACAAATTTAAAAGAAAAATTGAGGCGATTATGAGCAATGTTGTATTTGAACTATTTGCCAAATTGGGGCTTGATTCAAGTGAATATGAAGAAGGATTGAATAATGTAAAAAGCCTTGCCGGAACAATAGGCGGAGGAATTAAAACCGCTTTTGGAATAGGCACAAAGGCAATAGGAGTCGCAACAGCGGCAATTGGTGCCTTTGGGCTTGCATCGGTTAAAGGCTATGCAGAATATGAACAGTTGGTGGGCGGTGTTGATAAACTATATGGCGAAGCATCCGGCAAACTTCAACAGTATGCTAATGAAGCCTATAAAACCGCCGGAATGAGTGCAAATCAGTACATGGAAACCGCTACAAGTTTTTCAGCCGCACTTGTTAATTCGTTGGGTGGGGATGTAAACAAAGCCGCAGATATGACGGATGTTGCAATGAGGGCGATTTCCGATAATGTAAATACTTTCGGTTCCGATATGGGTTCTGTAACAAATGCTTTCCAGGGATTTGCAAAACAGAACTACACCATGTTGGATAATTTAAAATTGGGATATGGTGGAACGAAGTCCGAAATGGAAAGATTGATTGCGGATGCTAATGAATATCGTGCATCAATTGGTGAAACATCGGATTTAAGCATTGATTCTTTTGCGGATGTAGTACAAGCCATTCAAAGCGTACAAGAGGCACAAAACATTGCCGGAACAACAAGTAAAGAAGCAATGAAAACTATTGAAGGTTCAGCCGCCGCAACTAAAGCCGCATGGCAAAATGTAATAACCGCTATTGCCGGTGGTGGGGATTTGGATGTTGCTTTTAAGCAACTTACAACATCAATTTTTGGAGAAAACGAGGGCGAAGGATTTTTAAACCAAGTTATTCCAAGGATTCAAACCACAATGGAAGGAATTGGAACATTTATTGAAAATGCCGCTCCGTATATAACGGAAAAATTGCCGGCTTTAATTTCATCAATACTTCCAAGTGTTATTGAAGGTGGAATATCGCTTATTGGAGCAATTGGGGAAGGATTAATAAACAGTATTCCGACCATTACAAATGCGGCAGTTCAAATAGTGGTAATGCTTGTAAAGGGATTAGTGGAGGCATTGCCACAATTAGCCCAAGGAGTGGTAACTCTAATAACAGCGTTGGGCCAATCATTATATAACAATGGGCCTACATTATTAGAATCGGGGAAAGAGCTGGTTAGTTTTGTTTGGGATGGAATAACACAAGGGCTACCACAACTTTTAACATCTGGTGCTGAGATGGTATCAAATATTGTGGGTGGTTTTATTGAAGGTTATCCCAAGATGATTGAAACAGCCAGCAATCTATTGACAGAGGTACTCGATTATTTCCTGTCTAATTTGCCGCAATTCATGCAGACAGGGGCGGACTTGTTAATGAATCTTCTAAATGGATTTATTGAGAATTTGCCCCAGGTTATAACAGCAGTAGTGCAAATGATTACACAGTTTATAGCTACAATAGCCGAGCATTTGCCGGAAATCTTAGAACAGGGATTACTAATACTTGGGCAACTTATTGCCGGACTTATCCAAGCAATTCCACAGCTTATAGCGGCAATACCGCAAATCATTACATCCATTGTTGATACATTTGGGCAATATGATTGGTTATCAATTGGTGTAAACATCCTGGAAGGAATCAAAGATGGTATCTTAAGCGCCGTTGGTTCTGCTATAGATGCCGCAAAAGAAGCCGCCGGAGCCATTTGGGATACCATTACCGGATTTTTTGATATTAATTCACCATCAAAGAGAATGGCTTGGGTTGGTGAAATGTTGGATAAAGGATTGGCAAATGGTATTGATGCTTATAGTGGGCTTGTAGATGATGCCATTGGCAATGTATCTGATATTGCGGATATAAATGCGGAAACAAACATAAATGGAAGCGGTACAAATGGCACCAATATGGCAAACAATGTTATAATAAACGTATATGGGGCACCGGGGCAAGATGAAGAGGAAATTGCAATAAAGGTGGCAAATGTACTTAGGGATAAAGTTGTTTCAATAGGAGCAATGGGATGAACGATTATTTTGTTTTTAATGGGCTTTCTTCTTCAGATTGTGGGGCATATATAGTTGCAAGTGAACTAGACAATGCCCCACAAAGGGATGTTGAAAAAATAGAAGTACCTGGAAGGAATGGGAGCCTTATTATTGATAATGGGCGGTATAAGGATGATGAACAATCATACAATTGCATTATATATGATTCAAACAGATTTGATGAATATATAAGCGCATTTAGAAGCCTTATTCTATCTGATTCCGGCTATAAAAGGTTGGAAGATACCTTTAAGCCGGACGAATACAGAATGGCGCATTTCAGCGGCGATTTTTCACCAAAAACAATCCGCATGTGGAAGAATATGGGTAAATTTGAAATAAGATTTACATGCAAGCCTCAAAGGTATTTAAAGTTAGGTGAAAAAACCAATGAATTTACATCATCCGGTGTATTATTTAATCCATCTTTACAAGATGCATTGCCAATGATAAGAGCCTTTGGATGGGGGCAAATTGATATTGGAGATTATGGAATATATATTGGTCACAATCAATTGCCTTATGTGGATATTGATTGTGAAAGAATGGATGCTTATTACAACAATATCAATTGCAATAACATGATTTCCTTAGAGAGTGATTTTCCAATCCTTAAAAAAGGGGCAACCGAAATTACTTTTGATTCAACAATTACAATGTTGCAAATAGTGCCGAGGTGGTGGATGATATGATACCAACACTATATGAAGAATATGAAACCGAATATATATCAAATGGAATTGGGCGGTTATCTGATGCCATATCTTGTGTAATAACACAGAATAAAGCCGGCACATATGAACTTGTTATGCAATATCCTTTAGATGGCATCCATGCGGAAGAAATAACAAATAATCGTATTATCTATGCGGTGCCGGAGCGTGGCAAAAATCCACAGCCTTTTAGGATAAGGAATGTTGAAAAAACACTTAATGGAAGAATGAATGTAATTGCCAGGCATAATTGTTATGACCTAAATTATTATGCTTGCAAAGAGTTTGGGCAAACCAATGTTGTTCCATATAAGATTACACCAAGTTTGTATGATTCCCATGATGAATTGATTGGTGTGCTTAATGATTTGATTATGTACACAGTTGATGTTGGAGCAACAAAGTGGACTTTAACAATGCTTTATCCGGCTAATGGAACATATGTAAGTAATTTGATTACAAGCAATTTTATATATGCACAGCCGGAAATTGGAAGAGATTTGGTAATGTTTGATATAACATCGGTTGTGGCACCAACAACATCCGGTGGAAAGTATAAAGTAACAGCCAAAGCCAATATTGTGCCTTATGTCCCAACACAATATAACCAAATGACAGTAATTCAAGCCCTTGGATATGTAAAATCTTATGCTGATGAAATCCAGGAATGCCCATTTACATTTACGGCAGACCCAACAACAAGCGGTGATAGTTGGGTTACAACACAAAAAGGATTTTGGAGCGAGATTCCAATGCCGGTTAAACCATTGTTGCAAGGTTCTGAAGGAAGTGTTGTTGATGTGTTTGGTGGTGAATGGGAATTTGACCATTTTAATTGCATCTTGCATGAACAAAGGGGTTCGGATAATGGTGTGCAATACCGATATGGTAAAAACATTACTTCCATA